TGATGATCTAGATAAAGGTTTTGAAAATATGACGCAACAAGATCTTGCGTTACCTTTCATCAGAATATTAGGACAGCTATCACCTCAAGTAACTGAAGGTGATGCTAAATTTGTATTAGGTGCTAAACCTGGTATGATCTATAATACAGTGACAAGTGAACTGTATGATGGAAAAAAAGGTATCAAGGTAATTCCTTGTTACTATAAAAAAGACTTCACAGAATGGACAGATAGAGGAGAAGGATCAGCAGCTCCGATTGCTAATCACTTACCTAATAGTCCTGTGATAGCTACAGGTAAGAGAGAAGGATCTAAAGTTAGATTACCAAATGGTAACTATCTTGAAGAAACTGCTTCTTATTATGTAATGGTAGGAACAGCATTAGGCGGATTTACACCTGCTCTAATTACCATGAAGTCAACACAGCTAAACGTTAGCAAGAAATGGAACGCAATGATGAAAACTGTTCAGATTGCTGACGGTAAAGGCGGATTTGCAGTTCCACCAATGCACGGTGTTGTGTACAACTTAACTTCTGCCCTACAAAAGAATGATAAAGGTAGTTGGTATGGTTGGACAGTAACACAAGATAGAATTTTAGACACAAAAGATAAATCTTTGTACTTAAGTGCAAAAGGATTTTCTGGCGATGTCAAAAAAGGATCGGTGCAAACAAGAGCTGATGTAGAGGAGAAAACAACGGAAAACGTTCCGTTTTAAGTAAACTAGACCCCTCGCAAGAGGGGTCAACTAAAGTACATGTATGAAAGAAAAATTTAAAGAAATTTTTACTGGTTTTCAAACAGCATATGGACAGTATCAAAAAGGAGAACGCAGTGAAAATGGAAAACAAAAAGGAAAAGCATTTATTGTTAGAAAACAAGTTACTGACAATCTTTGGGAAGATCATCTTAATGGTATTGATCCTGCTCTTGGTATTATACCTATCAATGAAGATAATAATTGTAAGTGGGGTTGCATTGATATTGATCAATATAATCTCAATCATAAAGAATTAATAAATAAGATAAGAAGTTTAAAACTTCCATTAATAGTATTTAGATCTAAATCTGGTGGAGCTCATGTATTTTTATTTACAAAAGAATTTATTTCTGCATCTTTAATGCAGGCAACATTAAAAAAAATATCAGATGCACTTGGTTTTCAAGGAGTAGAAATATTTCCTAAACAAACGGAAATACTTGTAGAACGTGGGGATACAGGTAACTTTTTAAACTTACCCTACCATAACCAAACAAAAGGACTACGATATGCGTTTGACGATAATGGCGCCGCTTTGTCACTTGAGGAATTTTATAAGCTCTATGATATTTACGCGCAAAGCAAAGAAGAAGTTGAGAAAATCGAAATCAAAGAAACGAAGATAGAAGAAGCATTTAAAGATGGACCACCATGTTTAAATAGATTAGCTCGTGACGGCTTTGGCGAAGGATCTAGGAACAACGCCTTATTTAATATTGCCATATTTTTTAAGCAATCTGATCCAGATATTTGGCAAGATAAAGTCGTTGCAGCTAATTTAAAATATATGAATCCTCCTTTACCAAATGGGGAAGTACAACAATTATTAAAATCAATTGGTAAAAAAGGTTATGATAAATATAGATGTAAACTTCCACCAATAGTAGATGTTTGTAATTCTAAATTATGTAGAACAAAAAAATTTGGTGTTGGATCAGAAGAAGAGTCAATGCCACCTTTAGGTAATTTAACAAAATATGATTCAAATCCTCCACAATATTTTTTAGATGTAGGAGAAGGAGAGGAACAAAAAAGAATTGAATTAAAAGCAGAACATTTAGCAAGCCCTGTTTTATTTTCATTAGCTGCGTTAGAAAAAGCTGATTTAGTTATACCAAGATTGAAAGATAAAGATTGGAGAGATCATTATTTAAAACCTTTAATGGATAATTTACAAACAATAGGAGCATTAGAATCTTTAGATCCTAAAAATCAATTAACTTCTTTATTACAAGATTGGACAACCAATAGACAGAACGCAAGAACAATGGATGATATATTTAATAAACTTCCATATACAGACGATAAAAGAGAATTTACTTATTTTAGAATGGAAGACTTTTATAATTTTTGTAAAAAGAATCATTGGGAAATAGATAAAGCAAAAACAGGTAATTTAATAAAACAATTAAAAGATATATTTGTTTCTGAAGTTAGAATGAAAGTTAAAGGTCAGGAACCAAGATTAATTAAAATTAATACTATGAAAAAACTAGATTCTTCTGTTTCACAAGTTAAATATCAAGATCAACATTTTTAATTATATGAAAACTATAATATTAGGTCCACCCGGAACTGGAAAAACTACAACACTATTAAATTTAGTGGATGAATTCATAAAAAAGGGTGTAAGGCCTAAAGAGATAGGTTATTTTTCTTTCACAAAGAAAGCTGCAATAGAAGCAGCAACTAGGGCTGCAGAAAAATTTGGATTAAGCCCAGAACATGATTTAACTTATTTTAGAACACTACATTCATTTGCTTTTAAATTGTTGGGTATAACTAAAGATAAGATGATGGGCAAAGAAGATTATAGAGAATTTGGATTAAGATGTAATATTCCTATTAAGACTGCATCATATTCAGAAGATGATGGAGTATTTAATTCTGATAACGAATATTTAACAATAATAAATACAGCTAGGGTTAAAAGAATGGATTTATTAGAATGTTATGATTTAAGAAGAAATTTATTAGATATAGAAAGAGATACTTTGTTTTTATTAGATCAAGAATTAAAAAAATATAAAGCAGAAAAAGGATTAAAAGATTTTACTGATTTATTAGAGGAATTTATTGAAAAAGACATATCACCAAAGTTTAAAGTATTGTTTATAGATGAAGCACAAGATTTATCTCATTTACAGTGGGAAATGGTTAGATCTATATGGAAAAAGTCAGAAAAGACGTATATTGCAGGCGATGATGATCAAGCCATTTTTAGATGGGCGGGGGCTGATATAGATCACTTTATAGCACTAAAGAATGAGGTGGACGAGATCCAGACGTTAAAACAATCTTATCGTATTCCAGGAGGTCCTATACATGAATTATCACAAAAAATTATATCTAGAGTTAAGAATAGGTATGAAAAAGACTATAAACCACGTCGAGAGACCGGTTTATTGAAATATTATACAGATGTTACACAAGTAGACATGTCAAAGGGAGAGTGGCTTATATTAGCTTCTGCAAAACATTTTTTAGATGATGTAAAAGAATTGTGTGAATTACAGGGTTGGTATTACCAATATAAAGGAATGAACTCAATATCATTGGAATTATTATTAGCTTTAAATAATTGGGAAGACTTTAGAAATAGTAAAGAATTTAATTATCTACAGATTAAGAATATGTATAGATATTTAGGATCTAATGTAGCACCTGGATATAGAGATGCAAAAACTTTAAAGGCAGAAGAAAAATATACAATAAAAGATTGTATGCAAAATCATGGTTTACTTAATAATAAAGTATGGTATGAATCATTTGAAGGTGTTGATACGATTACAGAGAATTATATTCGTAATATGAGAGCTAATGGTGAGAAGATAAATAAAATTCCACGAATTCTTATGTCTACAATTCACGGCGCTAAAGGTGGCGAGCGTGAAAAAGTTTTAGTTCTATTAGATCTTACAACAGCTGCAATTAAACAAGGAGATGAGGAACCAGATGATTTACATAGATTATTCTACACAGCTTTTACAAGAGCTAAACAAGAATTACATATTGTAGATCCAAGGGACTTTAATAAAGCATATATTATATGACAAATAAAGCGTTCTTTAGACAAGTGGGTGGTAAACATTATAAAACAATGAAGATACAACCATCAATTTTTATTAACGAAAATAATTTACCTTTTGCGGAAGGTAATGCTATTAAATATATCTGTAGACATAGATTAAAGGGTAAAAAAGAAGATATACTAAAAGCAATTCATTATTTAGAAATGATATTAGAAAGAGATTATAAATGACACGTACTTACCAACCCTCGTTTTTTGTTCCACAAACAGAATGGGTAGTACCTGAAGAATTAAAAGATCTTCGCGGTCATAAAGAAATTGCAATTGATTTAGAAACCTGTGATCCAGAATTACTTACGCTAGGATCGGGAAACGTGGTTGGTCGTGGTTATATTGTTGGTATAGCAGTAGCAGTAGAAGGTTGGTCAGGTTATTATCCAATAGCTCATGAAGGTGGCGGTAACATGGATAAGAAATTAGTTTTAAATTGGTTACAAGATTTAGTAAATCAAGATTCTACTTTTATATTTCATAACGCAATGTATGACGTATCTTGGTTAAGATCCGCAGGAATAAATATAAAAGGAAAGATTGTAGACACAATGATTGCAGCATCATTGGTTAATGAAAATAGATTAAGTTATAGATTAGATACTCTTGCAAAAGAATATGTAGGAATAGGTAAAGATGAATCTGTATTACAGGCTGCGGCAAAAGAATATGGATTAGATGCAAAGAAAGATATGTGGAGATTACCATCTATGTTTGTTGGCCAGTATGCAGAGAGAGATGCTGAATCAACTTTAAAACTTTGGAATAGAATGAAAATAGAATTAGGTGATCAAGATTTATGGACTATATTTAATATGGAAACAAAATTATTTCCTTGTTTAATTGAAATGAGATTTAAAGGTGTAAGAGTTGATATTGAAAAAGCTGAAAAAATTAAAAAAAAACTTAAAGAAGAAGAGAATAAAATACTCAATAAAATCAAGGATTTAACTGGTATTTCTGTAGAATTATGGGCAGCATCATCAATTTCAAAAGTATTTGATAAATTAAAATTACCTTACGATAGAACTGAAAAAACCCAAGCACCAAGTTTTACTAAAAATTTTTTAGCAAATCATCCAAACGAATTTGCAAAAGATATTGCCAACGCAAGAGAGATAAATAAAGCACATACTACTTTTATAGATACAATAACTAAACATTCAGTTAAGGGAAGAATACATGCAGATATAAATCAAATTAGATCTGATGATGGTGGAACAGTCACAGGAAGATTTTCAATGTCTAATCCTAATTTACAACAGATACCTGCAAGACATAAAGAATTAGGTCCTTTAATTAGATCTATATTTATTCCAGAAGAAAATCACAAGTGGGGAGTATTTGATTATTCACAACAAGAACCAAGAATATTAGTTCATTATGCTAAATTACAAAAATTAGATGGTATAGATGAGATTGCAGATGCATATATAAGTGGAGAAGCAGATTTTCATAGTGCTGTTGCAAAGATGGCTGGTATTGAAAGATCACAAGCTAAAACAATTAATCTTGGATTAATGTATGGTATGGGTAAAAATAAATTAATGGCTGAATTGGGTTTAATGAAAGAATCAGCAGAAAAATTAATTAATCAATATCATTCTAAAGCTCCATTCATAAAACAATTAATGCAAGCGGTATCAAGAAGAGCTGATGATTCTGGTAGAATTAGAACTATTGGTGGAAGAGTTTGTCATTTTGATCTTTGGGAACCAGTTACGTTTGGAGCTGGAACACCAAAGAAACACGCAGATGCATTAAAGGAATATGGACCTGGAATTAAGAGAGCTTTTACATACAAAGCATTAAATAGATTAATACAGGGATCTGCTGCGGATATGACTAAAATGTCTTTAATATCTTTATATGAAAATGGTATTATACCTCATATACAAATACATGATGAAGTTGATATATCAGTTGAATCTTCAGATCATGCAAAAAAAATAGTAGAAATTATGGAATCATCTATAAAACTAGAAATACCTAACAAAGTAGATTACGAATCAGGGGATAATTGGGGTGCTATTAAATAGTATTCAATGTCTTATTTAAATGCTAATATACCACCTATATACTGTAACATAAGGAGAGAATATTTATATGACTTACGAAAACATAAAGGCGAAACTGAAGAATGCGTGGTATTTGGTTTGGGGAGTATTAGCGGGCGTGCATTATTGTTTCACTGCTTACTTACAAACGGTGCAATTTATTGGAGACTTCCTATCTCTGCTTTTCTTCAAAGAAGAAGCGGCAATACTTTGTATAAAGGACAAATGGAACATCAAGATCTCGAAGATCTTCAGTTATGGAATTCATTTAGTTATTATCCTAGTGTTACTGTTTTTGATTTTTTAAAAGGTCAACGCTGTAAATATTTAGGTAAGAACAAAAAATTTTATCATGGTGAATATTTATTTACAGTTGATTGGGCACATCCGGAACCTAATATTATTGATACTGAACATTCCGAAATACCTGATCAACATAAGTGCGGTCATGTTATCGCTCTTGACAACGGTAATTATGCAATTCAGCCTAATAATCGTATTCTGTGGAACGTGCCTAGTTTTACTACTTCTACACATAGGCCAGACTATAAAGTCCAGACTACGTATTGGAATGTAGAAAATAAAGATTGGAAAACAGATGATTCAGATGATATGTTCTACAAAATAAATGCCAAGAAAATTAAAAAAACTTAAAACAGCTTTAAAATTACATGCAAGAATAGAGCATGGTATATGTCCTTATTGCCATTTATTGTCTCCACTGTTGTTTTTATATAAAGATTTCTATAGGTGTTCTATGTGTGGTGAAGAAATAGAACAATATGTTAATGGAGTTATTAAATATATTCCAATGACTCATAGTAAAAGATTAGGTTTAATGACGGAAATAAAAAATAATGGCACGTAAAGTAAGCGTAGGTAATGGTCAATTTATAGATCAATCAAATAAGAAACGTCCAGGACGTCATTCAAAAAG